CCCCTCTTCATAGCATACTCAGCCCCTTCAAAAGGCTGTTCAGTATACGCTCCATATATATTTCTAGCTGTTCTAAAAAGACCGGGATCAAAAGGCTCTAAGAATCCTAGAACTCCTGCTGTCATATCTTGTGCTAAACTATTCGATCCTTTATAAAGTTTATTCCCATACTTATCACGATTAACTGCTATATTAACCAGACTTTCTGCAAGCATGGAGGGACCAAAAGTTTCCCACAAAGGCTTAAACCAAGTCTCTCCAACAGCATCTAAAATTTTACCATCTACATCCTCTCCCCTATTTAAAGCTTCAATTCCTGCATGTATAGGACTTTGAAATTTCGCCCAAGGATTAATGTAACTTATATTTACTCTTGTTCCTTCTCCATTTTCAGGATTACCATAGTAAATAAAACGATCACCTTTATCATAAGGAGCATTAAAGAATTCTAATGCTTGTTTCCTTGTATAAGGCTGACCTTCTTCTTTTTCATTCAAGTCAGTAAATATTTCATTAGCTGTATAAGGTAATGCAGTACCAGCAGCAGTTACACTAATCACAGAACCTGCTCTTGTTAATCCTGCCTTAAGTTGAGTACCGCCCCTCTGACCACCAGTCTGTGATAGAAGCTTACTACCCTGTGCTATATCTCTTAATGCTGTACCATAAATATTAGTTTGAGTTCTCATTAGCTCTGTAGTAAAGGCAAGAAAGTCTGCTGCTGGAAGAAGCCTTGCATATCTTACAAACTGAGGAACCCCTGCGTAATTCTGCATATGTCTGGATACCATATCTGCTGCATATTCATCCAGATTTGTAATTATAATCTCCTCGCCATCTCCTGACCTCATCCTTCTGGCAACCTGATCTGGATAGCCTTCTCCAAACTGATCTGCAAGTATCTTTTTATATGTATTTTTTTCATTAATAAAAGCCATCTGTTTCCACATGTCATCCATTGACTGATAGAGTTTAACCGCACTGGTATTTATAGAAACAGCTTTGTCTTTTAAAGTCTTGTCTCCTTTATATATCTGATCTGCTCCGTTCCAGAATTCCTTTTTACTTCCTAATCTTAAAGCTTCTCTATAGGTTCCAAGATCAACACCGCTTTGAATATAACCAAGAGCAACTCCCTTTTCCATTTCTTTCCTAAGTTCTTTGTCACTCCACTTAGACATTCCTCTTGCAACTTGATATATTCCTTTTAATGAACTAGGTCTAAAATATCCTGCTCCTGCAGCCATCCAGCCAGCACCAAGAAAGTTTCTTGCAATAGCTGTGGGACTCCAAACAGTTTTAGCAGCCCTTGTATGTCCTTGTAATAAAAGATATTTTTGAAGATGTTTTTGTTGTAACACAGCAATATTGTTACCATTAATAATTGCATCTGCAACTTCTTTATTTGCATATAATCTATCAAGAGGACTGGCTCTGGTATCCAGACTACCTCCAAGGAAGTCTATTTCCATTCCGGCAATCTCTTCGCCGCCTTCTGTAATAGGTCTTCTTACTCCTGCTCTAACAGGCAGCACAGAAGACAACTCTACTGTTCTTCCAGTGGCAGGATCAGGACGTGTTCCAGCACCACGAATAAGACTTTCCCCTGTTCCCTGCTCTACAACTTCTCTTCCAGTCAACCTTTTTACCCACTCAGGACTATAAGAACCAAACTCACTACCCATCCATTCTGGACGTTCCCTTGTCCTTAAAACGTCCTCTGCTTCTGCACCTACTCTTCCTGCCACGGCTCCTTCAGGAGGTACTACATTTTTAATTAAGTTAGCTATAGAATTTTCAAACTGATATGTTTCTAAAGTCTGATTAATTTTCATTAAAGAGTTTGCATAATTAGTAAGAGGGTCTTTATATTCTCCAAGCAATCCTCTTAGTTCTTTTGGAATATCTTTTCTTTTAGTTAAAATTTTACCTGCCGCACCTTCTCTGAATTTTAACGGAGAAGTAAATGCAGTTATTAAATCTTCTTCTGTATGCGAGTCAAGTAAGTTTTTTATAGTTTGCTGGATTGCTCCATTCTTACCCATGTATGCATCATATATCTCTTGATCTCCTCTACTTAAAATACGTCCTTCACTTGCATTCTGGAAAATTATTCCAAAGCCTTCATCTCCCTCTGCAAATCTTTTTCTAAAGTAGTCTTCTGCTTCCTTCCTAATTTTAGGATTATTCTTAAGAGTTTTTCCCCAATCAGGATCATCAAAAATTTTGTATTGTCTTGTAAGCCAAAGCTCACCTGACTTTCCATCCATAGATGCTTTGATTGTTGTTTCAAGCTCAGAGCCTTCTTTTATCAGACCACTATCTAGAAGTTCTTTTTGAAGAATACTTATATCTTCTCTCATACTAGCCAAAGCTTTTAATGTCAGTGGTTTATTTGCGTGTTTCGCTATTGCTTCTGGTGATCCCCTAAGAACATTATCTAAATCCTCCAGAACACCCTTACGCAAATCTCCTATTTTTTTAACACCAAACTCTTTTTCAACAGCCTTTTTAAGAGTTACTAACCTTGTATTTACACCTCGCAAGATTTTATTTCCTGCAGCTTCTTTTAGCCTTGTCAATCTTCTAACTTCACGGGGAACAGCAGTTCCTATTCTTCTACTAATCTTTCCTAATAATGTAGTATACCATCTTCTTCCATCTTCAGCAACAGGCTCTACTGATTTTGGAGAGTATCTTTTTAGACCTCTAAATAACCCTGTTCCTACACCCTCTTCTTCAAACTCAATACCAGCATGTTCGCCAGCATTTACTATAGCTTCTTTTGTTTCTTTATAAATCTCGTCAATTTCTTCTTTTGTTTTTTCCGTACCCTCTTCCTTTAATTCTTCAGCTAACTCTTTCCTTGTACCAACATGAATTACAGCCTCACCATCCACCTCTAGTTTTTTTCCTTCTCTTCCTACAACTGTTTCAATTTCAGAAGCTGCTGTCCTTGCTCCTATGGTAGGAAGATTTATACTTGTAAGTGTTTCAAGAGCTTCTTCTTCTGCCGCCTCTTCCAAGGCAATCAGTCTAGCATCATTCTTTCTTAATTGTTTTTTAGCAAGGAAATGATTAATGCCTCTTGCAGGACCATAACCAAAGCCAAATCCTAATGCTGTTCCTAATAATGCATCCCTAGCAACTTCACCATAATTTATCTGATCACTTGGTTTATCATGAACTTCATCAAACTGTTGTTGGACCATAGTATCCAGACCTGAATGTGCCCCTGTATATGCTGCACTTTCTGCCCCATAGAGTCTAGCCATCTTCTTTGATGCAGTTTTTCTTGCTTCTTTTAATGCTTCAGTTGTAACACCTTTTGAAACTCCTTTTTCAGCAAACTCTTTTATTGCCTCTTTCTTTATCCCCTGTTTAGCCAGAGCCTTTTTCATCTGTTCTTTTAAAGTAAATCGTGCAGCTACATTTGCAACCCTACCTCCAGTTAATCTAGCAACAGTACCAAGACCAAAAGTTCCTATTACCGATCCCCAAACACTGGGGTCTTGAACCATATTTTTAGCTGCTCTAAGAAATGTAGTTCCATCACTGTCAAGATTTTCATACATATCCATAGAATTTACCCAAGCTCTTTTAGTACCAGTATCAAGATTATCAGCATTAAAAGCTAACCATCCTGTGCTTGTTATATCGTTGTTTACTTCGGAATGTCTATTTTTTAACCACTCAGCTAAACGATTATTTGACCCCTTCCAGCGTTCCCCCTCTTCTGATTTATAGATAGTATTGGCATAGTCCAGCCACTGAGGATTTACATTCAGGCTTTCTTCTGTAAATTGTTCTTCCTGCCCATCATCTGTTACAGTTTCTTCTGCATCAAATTGACTATAATCAACAGGAGTATAGTCTGATGAAGGAGAAACCTTTTCAGCTACATCAAATTGACTATAATCTACAGGAATATATGTATCGCTCACTATAATTGACCTTCCGCTTCTTCTTCAGTTAAATTATATTTTATCCTAAAATCTTTTATATGCCGATCTCTATTATTGGGATCGTTTTTTACAGCATCCCGAAATGACTTAATAGCATTTGGAGGTGGACCACCAGATACTGCAGAAGGCTGCATTATTCCTGATGCTCTAGCTTTTTCTATATATGTCTCTAGTGCCAGAGGCATATCCCCAGTAACTTGAAATATTCTCATTGCACTAGTATATGCATCGGCATGTTTGCTTTCTGTATCTGCATCAAATGCACTTCCATCCAGATTTCTAAGCTGACCATCTACAATTGTAAAACGTCCCGGTGTTGCTCCTGACACCTGTTTTAAAAGGACATTATAATCTGCTGCTTCTACATTAGTCATAGTATTAGCAGCGTTATCTGCCAGTTGTTTATAAATCTTAATCCATATCTCTGCCCGGTTTCCTTCTGCCTCAGTAGCAGCTTTTTCTGCTGCACTTTGCAGTTTAGCTAGTGCTTGTTGTCTTACTACGTCCCTCTGTGCAATTTCAGCTTGCACTGTTTTAACAGCTATTTGTGCTTTTGCTCTTTCTGCTGGTTCCATTATTTGAGTAGTTCTTAGTGCTTCTTTTGCCTGACGATATTTCATCAGATCATTTTCATAATTAGTCTCAAATTGACTTAACTCTTTAAAAGCATCTTTATCTCTTAATGTAGCTGCTCTATTCAAATTTCTAATTTCTTTTTTATCTAATCCTGCTCTTTCGATTTTTGCCATCTCAGCTTTTCTTTCTTTTTCACTTAACTCTCTTAACTGAGGGGCCATAGCTCTTGATGCATCAGCCATAATTCTTCCTGCAGTTTCAATTATACTTCCTCTACTAGCCTCTTCAGCACTTACCTGTCCAGTAGCTCCAAAAGCTGCAAGAATTTCAAAACCTCTTTGTTTTTGTAAAGAACCTATTTGCTCATCATACATTGTTTGAGCATCTTCTGCTCCTTCCCTTAACTCTTCCACAGCCTCTCTATCCTGACTTTGTATATCTGTTCTAAAATCTTCTAATTCCGTTTTTTCTGTTCCATATCTACTTTTTCTTCTAGCCTGTCTTTGTTTTAAGTTTTCCAACTGTTCTTTTGTAAACTTACTTTTTTCCGCTAACCCTTTTAGTGTTGCCCTTTCTGCTAGTTCAGAGGCAGCTAGTTCTGCAGCATCTTTAGTCTCTGCCGCCTCTAGTGATTTTTTGTAAGTAGCAATTCCTTCCTTTTCTCCTGCTAAGACATCATCATATGCCTGTCTTGGTGTTCCAATCCCCATGACATCTGAAAGTTTTTGATCCACAGGCTTTCCTAATAAAATATCTAATGGGTTCCATCTGGCCTGTCTCTTTTTAGCTTCTTCAACTTCTGCTGTTTTTAAGGCAACAGGAGAGACTTGTGCTAATGCAGAGCTAACCCCTCTACCGGGTCCAATATCACTTTCATCTATAGAAGATACTCCTTCTACATTTAATTGCTCCATCTTATCTGCAGAAAGATTTCCTAGTTGTGCCAGTTTTGCTATTCTTGCACTCTGCTGCCAAGGAAGTAAATCCCTTGAAGTAAATTCTTCTACTTCTTCAAAGCGTTCTGTCTCTGGAGTATCGGTTAAGTGAAATAGATTACGGCGAGGAGCGGCGTATTTCCATCCTCTGGTAAATTTGCGAGGCACTCTATACTGCTGTTTGGGCAAAGATTTATTATTCTGGTGAGACTCAACCATACCAGAAAGTCCTCCTCTTATCTGTCCACCAGAAGCTGCTTTCTGCGTACCTCCAAATCCAAACCCACCAAGAGTACCATATAATCCAGCCCCTTGAGCAGCAGCAGTAAGCAATGTCTGTCCAAGAGAAGGTGTAGGTGCAGTCTGGGTTGTATATTGATAAGCTGCTGGTGTATAAGGGAATCCTCTAATAGAAGCTTGATACTCCTGCAATGATCTTGTTGGGAATTCTCTTTCCTCAAGAAAATCTTGATAAGCTAAATCCAGTGCCTTCTGATCAAGCAATTGTTTTGATTCACCCACAGTCTGTAACGCAGCCAATTCTTTTAAAGCCTGATTAGGAACGCCAGTCATCTGTCTTTCTAAAAATCCAGATAGTCCTGCTGCTGCTGCTCTTTCATCTTGAAAAGCTTGTTGTGCCTGTGCAAATGCTTGAGCACTTCCTTTAGTTTGAATATCAGATAACTGTTCTTGTAGATTTCTTAATGATTCAGACTCAAGAAGTCCTGCCCTTGACCCTCCGAAAGACCCTGCTGCTGCAGCTTCTGCCGCAACTTTTGGTGCAACCTGTAAATCAAAATCTCTTTGAGCTTCTCTTTTTGCAACATCAATTACTTCCTGCTGAAAAGGACTAGACAATCTTGCTATATCTTCTGTCGTTATAGGTCTTCCTGCTCTTGCAGCAGCATCTGTAGCTGCTGTCAGAAATGTTGCACTTGTAGCATCAGGAACACTACTTATTCCTCTTCTGGCTAAATCAGTTAGTCCTGTAAAAGCTTCTTCCTGTAAAGGACCAAAACCTCTAATCCTTGGACCAGTAAATGGTATAAACTTCAATCCTTCTTGTTGAGCTTTAGCCTTCTGAAAAATATCTGTAATAAAAGGTCTAAACTCTGGAGGAAGTTGTGTAGTTGTTATTGAGGTCGCTGATCCTACAGGAGTTCCTGCTGGTCTTGGGCTACCCAATACTGATAATATTCCCATTTTTCTATCCTTATGATATAATTAGTGATTGTAAAGCTTTTGTCGCATCAGTCTCTGGTGGTTGCATGTCCCTGCCATATTTTCTTTTTCTGAATTTAGATATAAATCCATCCATAGCTTCTGCCCCTTCATCTGCATTTCCATTTCCTAACATAGCCATTACATCTGCTGGCACTACATATTCTTTTGGAGATACTGCAGCAATACCTCCTCCTTTAATAGGCATCATTACATTGTCTTGCATTCCATGTCCATCACCTTGTATTTGTCCTTCAAAGGCTCCTCCATCCTGAAGAGAAAGAAGCCCACCTTCTTTAGCAAAAATTTGAGTTGGATCAGAAAAAAATCTTCCACTTTGTCCAATAGCAGAAGGACTTACGCCTCCTTGTGTATATAGCGCAACAATCTGTTCTTGTGTTAGAGGTGGCTGAAGTGCTCTAAAGTTAAATGGTAAGTCCTCTGGTACAAAGTCCTCTGGTAAGAAGTCATCAGATGTTTCTTCCGCTTCTTCGTAGGCTTTTCTCTGTTCTTCCATTGCATCTACATCTGCCATTACACTAGCTGTTTGTAAAGCAGGTTGAATTACTCCAGTTATACCTCTACCTTCTGGAGAATAATACTCTGTTACAGTTTCTTTAACATCTTCAAAAGTTTTAGGAGGTTTACCCAACCAATCTCTACTTGTATCCTTAAAAGCCTGTATATTTATTACTTCTTCTGGAGGAACATATCTCCCCAGTCCTTCTAGAGCATATGCTCCTATATTTTCAGTAGGTGTAAAACGACCAACTGTTGGAAGATTTCTTACATCTGGACCCAATTGTGATATATCCAGAGCCTCTCCTCCCAAACCTTCAAAACTTCCGGGTATGTTTGCTGCCTGTCTCATTATTTTAGGATCAAAACCAAGCTCCTCTAAATAGGTAGAACTTACCTCAGTTTCAGGTACACCTTGTTGTAGAGTTTGTGCTAATGCAGATTCAGAAGTAGGATAATAAAGTTCATCTACCTTTTCTCCAAAACGATACCTCGCCTCTGGCTCCACTCTTCTTGCAGCATCTCTAATATCGAAATCGCTTAAACCTCTAAAGGTCTTTCTAGCTCCTGTTATATCGTCGTATTGTTTTATAAATTCATCATCAGGTTGAGGACCAACATGCTTTCTTCCATATCTACCAAGTTCTCCCAAGCCAGAAAACAGTGCTCCAGTTCCTGCACCATATCCTATAGATTCTCCTACAGGACGACCAGTAAGTGCTCCTGTAGCTCCACCAACAAAAGCACCTGTCAGTCCACCCTTTAATAATCTTCCTGCAATTCCTCCACCAAATGCTGGTATTATAGATGACGCAATAGGTGTAAGTACAGTCCCAAGCAACATGGCTGCGATATTTTTTGGCTTAAGAAGTTTTTTAACAAAGCCTTTTACACCTCTAAAAATACTTCCTAAGAAATATTCTGGAAGTCCTGTCTTAGGATTGAGAGACATCAGCCCTGTAGACATAAGCCTTTGAACCTCTGGCTTAGTCATATGGACTAACTCTGTATCTCCCTGTCTTCCTCTTGCAGCCATTAAGTTTGCAAGACCAGACCCCGGAGCATTTCTATCAATATATAAAGCCATAGTTAAGTCACCTGATTTGGTTGCATGTAATGAGATTGTGGTAGTGTACTTTGTGCATATGCTGTATTAATATTACTTACTGGTTGAGGTTGTGGTTGCTGTGGTACAGGAGCATTTGCTGTATTAGGAAGCATAGTTAATCCTTTATTTAATAACTGTGCCTGATTATATTGAGGTACAGAAGGAGCAGGAACATTTCCTTGAGCATAAGCATTTGCAACAATACTTCTTAGCCCACTCTTTATATTATCTCCTATATTCTGATTAACAGTATTTATCATTCCCTCCTGATTAGGAACTCCACTATATTTATCTCCTTCATATCCCATCTTTGTAGCTAACAGTTTTTCAATATTCTCTCCTGCCTGATAGACTGAAGGATTTCCTCCATGAGCCAGAGATATTAATCCTCCCTGTGCTCTTTGTTCCTCTCCCCCTGCTTGTATAACTTCCCAAGGTTCTATAATTTCTTCTTCTCCAGATACAGTTGGGAAAGAATATTTAGGAAGCAGCCTACTTCCTACTAGATTAAGAGCAGCAGTAGCTACTGGAGGAATTCCTAGAGCACCTCCTCCTATAGATATTAGTAGATTTTTAAGAATATCATTAAAATTTAATCCTCCTAAAAGATTCCCTACGTTGCTTAGTCCACCCTTAAAGTCAGGATTATATCCAGTCCAAACTGGCATCTGTCCTTCGAGTTCATCTAACTCCCTTGTCGATCCTACTTTTCCTCGCCAATCTCTAACACCCCAAGTTCCGGGGCTATAGAAAGACGGTCCTGAACCTGACATTATATTTTCTCTGGATTGTGCTGCCCTCTGACGAGTTTTGTCAACTGGAAACTGACCATAACTTAGAGGAGGCCATGCTGAAGCAGCTTCTAAATAAGGATTTGCCGTGCCTTCTATAAGTGGTTCTACGGGGGCTGATCTAGGTACTCCATATATATCTTCTCTAGTTGGACCTGAAGTAGGATCAGTTCCTATCGCTGTAGAAAGAGGAGAAGGAGTTATTAAATCTGTTGCTCTAGGTACTCCAAATATATCTTCTCTAGTTGGACCTAAAGTAGGATCAGTTCCTATTATTGTAGAAAGAGGTGCATAGCGGGGACCACTTGCCGGACTCCACTGACCTTGTGCTATTAGATTAAGATAATTTTCATCTGCCTGTGATTCTATAGATTCCTGCTGTGCTAATAATGCATCTCTTTCTGCTTGTGATTTTAAGAAATCCTCCAATTGCTTTCTTCTTCTTTCACCCTCTATCGTTTCATATCTTCTGCGATTATCATAAAATGATCCTCTGGGTATGTCTGTAGGAATAAGAGTTTCAGCATATAGTGCATCATCGTCAAGAGTGCTGCGTGTTAGTTTATCTAATTCTGATAATCCTCCTGTAGTAGGGGATGTTGATTTAATAATTGGAACATTAGCCTTATCGTCTTGTGGAACACCTCTAAATGTTGTTACAACGCTTTTTTTGGGGGGTTTAGTCCCTTTCAATTTAGCCAACTGAAATTCCGCATTAAGTTCAACTTCAGGATACTTTCGCCTTCCTGACGGATCATATTCCCGTTGGAAATTTATATAATCATATATTCTTTCAGTTTCCTCATCAGTAAATCGAATACCTGCCTTGTCACCTAATCCAAAGGGGCCAATGCGTTGTTGTTCTCTAACAGGAAGAAGAGGTTCTGGAGCCAACGGATCACTTGGAAATTCTGGAGCCAACATACCACTTTGATATAGAGCTTCTGAGGCATAGGGATCAGTTCTAGCAACATTTGCTAGTGCCTCTTCTCTATTCATAGCTCTCTGCATCAAATCCCTATCTTCCTCCTGTTGTGCTTGAGAGGGTGCTGACTCCTGTTCTTCAAACCCAAAAAAACCTACATCTGTAAAGTCATTTGCCATTAATTTAAATCCTGCCAAGAAGTTTCTGCCCCTAGACTAACATATCCTGCAAACTTCCCTCTGCTTGCTATATAAGCTATGTTACCTGCTTGAGGTCGCCCAATGCTTGTTATACATACCACACTAAAAATATTTGTAGATGGTTTTGCATCCACCTGTGAATCCCTTTGTTCTAAAGTATTAACCAATACCGCACCCCACTGTTCCAGTAACTGATAAAATTCCTGTGCTGTATATTCTCCAATCCTGACGAGGCTACGAAGTTGTGGGTATCTCGCCATATCTTATCGTAGCCCGTCAGGTTGTAATGAAAGTCTCAGTGAGCCATATCTCCAGCTAGTCCCTGCTTCTCCTGAAGAAACCCGAACAATAGCTTGCCTTCCTCTTGCCCTAAAATCAACTTTCTTAGTTGTAGGAGATATAGTAAATGGTCCTTTTTTAATTTGATCATTTACAGGAAAATTCTGTACAGTTATACTAAAACCTAAATTTCCTCCAGATAAGGTAAAGTCTGGTATTAATCTGTCTGCAAATAGCAGGTTCGTACCATCGGGATTAATCTCAAAAACAGCAGACTCAATAAAAGATGTCTGTGCCACACCATTAGCTGTAAATATTCCATCTGGTTCGTTATTATAAAAGAATGAAGAAACAGAAACTCCTGTGGTTATTGTATTATCAAAAATAATCTTATCGAAATATGTTGTATTGATACCTGTACCATAATACCAAGCCTGTTCTTCTGTATTAAATATAACGTACCTATCACATTCTGTAGAATCTGAAGAAGGATATAACCAGATCACTTCCTTAAATTCAGAATTAATTCCAGCATAAACCTTATCTTTATTTGTAATATTAAAATCATCGAAGATATATCTTCTTACTGTACAAGGAAGATTCTTTACTCTACCATCAAAGAGATAGAAGTTATCATCCCCCATCCAGTAAGATATACCATCATAATCTACTGCTGCATGAGGAGCAATCAATCCACAGTTGCTTCCCATTTGTGTAAACGAGAAGGTAAAAGGCGGTCCAACAAATTGCATACCCCATACAGAATTGTCTGTCCAAATCATAATTGAATTACGAGATTTTGTTGCACCAATAATTTCTGTTCCATCAGCCAGAATATTTTCTCCTGAAGTGGAACTAATAGAGGGAGTAAAATTATTATAATTATTTTGATCAGCCCATCTTACCAATAAGGGATTATATGTTCCTGTTGCATACTCATTACTTCCTAAAGAAATTAAATGTCTGTCATTAGGAGACACAACAATGTAGTTATTAATTGAAGGAGAAGCACTTACAAATCCTGCTCTTGGAGGAGTTGAGCTTCTGGTTGAATCCCAGAAATATATCCTGCCTCCTCTTCTACAAGCAAGAATGTCTTCTCCCCAATTATCTAATGTCCATTGAGTAATCCTTGTCACAATATTAGATGAGCTTGCAGCCTCACTCCATGCCCTGACTCCAGTTGTAGAAACTCCTGCATTATAAACTCCTGCTCCATATCCTAAACCCTGAATAGCTACATCTGTTCCTGTAGGTAAAAGATATTTTAATGTTGCTGTTCCTACCTTGCTTTGTGAAGCATTGGCTGTAACAGAAGCATCAAAAGAAAACTGGTTATCTCCTAAAACAGATACAGCAAATGTCCCACCTGTTAAATCTATTGTTCCCCCAATTGTTGTGGCAGAGGTAAATGTAATAAAATCTCCTGTCTCTGCACCATGACTTGAAACAGAAACAGATACTCTAGTGGAACCATCAACAGTATAAAAGCCATTATTTGTTCCATCAACTGTAACCACAGCAGAAACATTAGTTCCTACAGAAACCTCTTTAATAGGTGTAATATCCAAGATGGAATTATCATTGTATTCGTATAACTTTTTCTCTGTTCCAAAAGAAGCAAATTTAAATGTATCGTTATCTGACCAAGCAAGCAAATCTCTTCCTGTTCCATCAAAAGAAGAAGTTGATCTCTTGGAATAACCCCTTAAATTTTCTGGTCTTCCCTGTCTAAACCTAATTTTATTACCGTCATACCATGAACCTTCTTCAGCATACTCTGTAGACTCACGGTTAATTCCCGGTCTAAAATTTAATTTAGCTAATCTAGATTGTGTAGACATTTAAATTAACCTATCCAAATTCCTTCACAAGAAGAGAATCTACTGCTGAAGTTTCTCTCACATTATAAATAAGCAGGTCTACTGAATTAATAGACGTACTGAGTGTAGGAGTACTAGCTGCAGGAAATAAATAAGAGGCTCCAAAAGAAGCAGTTCTACTTCCTGTACCATCCTGAATAATATAAATATGTCCTGTCTGTCCTACTGTGGGATTGGAAGGACTTCCTAAAGTTCTATTTCCTCCCAGTGTAACAATGAAATCATTACCTGTACTAAAATCTACATCAATAGAAGCTGCATCAGTCAATGTTGTTGGAGTAGAAATAAAAGGTCCAGAGAAAGTTGCAGTAGATGTTGCAGCTAAAGCTCCCTGTACACTTACTACAGAAGTAAAAGTTTTCTTTCCTGTAATTGTTGTATCTGTAGATGTAGGAATATATCTAATATCTGCTGAAGAAACAGGAATAAGGTTTGCATCTCCTGTACCAAAATCTAAATCTGCTGCTGTACCAAGCCCTAGTCCTTTAGCATTAAATCCATATACAGAAACAGCATCACAAAAAGCCATTCCAGCCATACTTGCTACCACAGTCATTCCTGTACCACTTCCCGTTTTTAGAGTAATAGTACTGCTGCTTTGTCTTACAGTCTGATCATTAATAACGTAGAATTTTGAAACAGTAGGTATTGTAATATCAATATTTGCACTTACAGTTCCTACAAATTCCAGAATAGCTGATCTTGATTGATCTGTAGTTCCATTATTTTCAGATAATGTAATATTAGCAGAAGAGCAGGAAACAGTAGTATATGCAGCTAATGCATCATCCAACATATCAATAACATTAGCATTGAGAATAGTTCCCCAACTGTTAGGATTTTCTCCATCTGCCTGTTTTTCTAACCTGACTCTAGATGTAAATGTACTTGCCATGTTTTATTCCTCAGTAATATTTTTGTTTGAACGAGGCTGGTCTTCCTCTTGCTATAGTATAAGCAACAATTGTATTTTCGTCATTAACTGTTCTTAAAGATAAAGCAACTGATTCAGTCTTAAGATAATCTACATAAGTAATCACAATAGAATATACTACAAATATAGAAGGTTTGGATAACATTCTACATTCATCAGCATCTACCTTTTTCTTAAACAGAAGCATAATTTCTGGGAATCCTCCCGTAGTATCAATTCCAACCATTTCCATAATATCTTTTTCATCTTTACAAACTGCTCTAACTATAATATGATCACCACTTTTCCAAAGAGGTTCTGGAGCTTGAAATCCTTCTTGTGCTAAACTTGGAGTTGAATAATATAAAAATACTCCTAGTAAACTACTAAATAAAATATATTTTAATTTTGTCATCTAATATACTGCTCCTATAATTATCCGCTTCGTGGATTTTTAGGCCAGTCATAAAAAACTGCTGCTTTATTTCCAGCATCTAACATCTCTTGTGTAAGAACTGTCATTGCTTTTAAATTATCTACACTATCTTTTTCGTCAATAGCAGCCTCTAATTCTGCAGCTTTAGCTCTTAGATCAGTTCTCCATTGCATTAAATCAGCAGGAGGTTCCTTTTCTATATCAGCCTTTCTAATAATAATCCAGTCTGTCTTTCCAAGTTCAGAAGAAAGAACAGAATTAACTTGTGCTTTCATATTATCTTTTATAAAACTTACAGTTCTTTCATTTTTAGTTTGTGTAATGTTTACACTATCCTCTCCTATAACAGGAGAACCTTCAGAACCAGTATAAAACATATCATCTTGATACTGTCCTGAGTAAATATATGGAAGAATACCTATAGCTTTTCTCTCTGCATCTGTCCAAGCAGATGAAAAAATACTTCTAGGATATTGAATTCCACTTAAAGTTAAAGGTCTAGGATTATTAATTGTTTGAATAATCTTACCTTCAGAAATAACTGCCCACATCTGCTAGTTTCCTTTCTCTGTTTATCGTCCATAGATGGGAGGAAGTGTACCTCCACCACCAATGTCTGCCATTGCCATATAAATTATATCATTTCCAGAACCATTAGGACCAGAATCTCCTACTCTTACTTTAAAACCTTCTGCAAGAATATCTATATCATAAGCTGATCCACTTGATCCTTGTGTACCGTCGCCTTGAGCATTATTTAAATTAGCAAATAAAACTGTAGATAAAGTGCCGGGATTATATGTCATTGTTGCTGTGTCAATGATGCCCCAATCTCTAGCCACATCTGCATTTTTCCAAATGATATATCTAGGTTTAAAACCTGTATAAATAAATGGACCGTTGGTAGCTCCAGTCCCTATATATGCTCCTACTTTACATACTCCAGCTACTGATCTAAAACAATATGCTATCATAGCTGTGGAACTTTGGTTTGTTTCAGCAGAAGTCCCTAGACTGACAACAGTTGCTGTTGGTGCTGTACTATTATAAAGAGTTGCATCTGCTACAAATGCTACGGTACTATCTAATCTCAGAGAACCTGAAGCTGGACTACTATCAGCATCTGCATGATAAACATTCCAGTCATCACCTCCGGGCAACTCCCTTATTATTACCATCTCTGGCGCACCACCCAATCCATGCCCAATTGTTGTATTTGATCCAGTACCAGTATAACTTACTATACTAAAATGATCTGCACCAGCAACACTGGTAGTACTATTGGTGTCTCCATTTTCATTAGTACTTGTAGTATTGCCACCTAACCATTGCCAAGATACAAACTTTTCTGTATTTGTATTAACCTGATCTAAGTTACCAACAGTAAAACCGTCAGAGCCAAAGGCAGTAAGTCCTTCTGATTCTGTAGTCTGAGCAGCAGTAGTATCAGATTCAATCTGTTTAGTAGTTCCTCTTACAGCATCATATAATGCATGAGAATCAGCAGCATCTCTGTTTTTAATCCAAACAAAATCTGGCTGAAAACCTGTACCAGTATTGGCCTTTCCTCCAGAACCAATTGCAGTTCCGTTACCTGTATAAAGAACTGGATTAAAGTAATCTATACCTTGATAAGTTGGTGCAGTAAACTCTGAAGAAGTTATTTCCCCAAAACCAGAAGGAACTGATGCAAGATTCCAAGTAGAACTAGGAAACTTTAAAGAAACAGTACCTGTATTTGTATCCAGTGCAGGAGTTATATTTGATGGAACAGAGGTAACTGTTGCATTTGTACCACCAGCAGGATCACCAGAACTAGCCCATGTAACTGTGGTAGCACCAGAGGCAATCCTACCAAACCAGAATTTAGAATTATCTGCATCATATGCCATTGCAATTCTATCATTTGTAGACCAAGAAAATAAAGCTGATCCTTCTGTATTGTCGTTTACAACCTTTCCATCATTTTGCATTCCCCAACTTAATGCTGTTCCTCCACAAGCAGCATCTAAGAAACTGCTTGATTCTGCAAAACCAACTCTAGCCGATGCCACACTGTCCCAGTTTGCTTCCCAATACCATTTCCCAGTTGTTGGAATACCCAAGGTTACTCTCATACAGGCTCTTCCTGCACCGGGTCCAGCAGAGGTGAGATTACCTGATGACAGCGTAGGTAGTGTATCATCTGAGTGATCAATATAATTTATAGTTGGATACATTTTACTTGGTGTATTTGTTGACTGATTACCAGAAGCTATACTTGATAAAGAGAAGTCATTATTATTAGAACTTTCGTCGTTTCCTAAATCAGAAGAATCATCAAAGGAAAGCATAAAACTATTACCACCTGCAGTAGAAGCTAGTGAAGTAATATCTGAATCTGATTTAGGTGAAAATTCAGAACCATTAGTTCCAAAGGTAAAAGCATCCAGAAAATCTGTTACGGCAACATCTCCATTTTGAATTGAATCCCCATCCAAGAAACATATCTGTGCCATATATGCATTAGCATAAACAGAAGATGTTCTTGAGCGTCTTCCAATTTCATTTGCCTGATCATTATTCCAGTATGTCTCTCCAGCAGAAGAAGGATAAGCAGCACTACCAGTGCTTAGAGCCATTGCAACACCATTAATATAAATACTGATACGATCAGTTTCAGAACCTTCATTAGAATCATAAGATATAAGTGCATGATACCATGCAGTATCTCTCAATAAGGCTGTTGTATTTACATTCATTGAAGCATTGTCATCCTGCACCATTAAAAAGGTACTCGTAGTTGTATCCATTGCTACTCTAAATTCAGAAGTTCCGCTATTAGCAGAAAAGAAAACCATTTCTGTACCAACTGAATTTAATTCAAACCAAAATGATAGAGTCCAACGTGTTCTATTTCCTGCAGACCCCGGAGTTCTTGTTAAGTAATCAGCAGAACCATCAAGCCATATTGATTTGGGTATAAGACCACTATTAAAAGTAGTTGTTGTGGATTGTCCACCTGCTCCTAAAAGAAGATTGTTACTAAATACACTCATTATGAATATGCCTTTGTTAGTAAAGCTTGGACATCTGTAGATGTATGAACTATATAATCTAATCTATCAATTGCATTTCCATCTGTTGACAAGGTAGGTGCTTCACCTCCTGCAAAATCCCAACTACTTCCATAAGCAAGAGTTTGAGAACCTGTTCCATCCTGTACAATAAATATACTTCCTACTTGTCCTGCAACACAATTCGTTGGATTATCTAATGTTCTGTTTCCTGCCAGTGTAACTGTAAAGTTTTGTCCTGCATTAAAATCTACAGAAATATTTGTTCCATCTGTTAATGCATTAATATCTGCAACTGCTGCAGTTTCTATTCTTAAGTTTTTTCCCAAAAGAGCATTGATTCCTATAGCAACAGCACTAACATAAAAATCTGTTCCTGATACAATTCCTGTTAGGGTTCCTCCTGCCAAAGGAAGGTGATTACCTATGCTTGTAGCCAAAGCTGCAGAAGTAGTAGCTATAAGAGTGTTTGTAGTTCCTATACTTGTAGCTAAAGCTGTAGAGGTAGCAGCAACACGAGTATTTGTAGTTCCTATGCTTGTTGCTAAAGCAGAAGAAGTTGCCGCAATAAGTGTGTTTGAGTTACCTATACTTGTAGCTAGTGCAGCAGAAGTAGCTGCAAGCACAGTATTAATAGATGTTATCGCATTAATATTAGTTGTGATATTTGTATTAGAATTACCTATGCTTGTGGCTAAAGCTGCAGAAACAGTAGCTAGTTCTGCATCAGTAGCAAAGCCACTACCATCACCTATAACAGAATTAATAGATGTTATTGCATTAGTATTCGTTGTAATATTTGTATTAGAATTCCCTATACTCGTTGCTAGGGCTGCAGAAGTAGTAGCAATAAGGGTATTTGTCGTTCCTATACTGGTTGCCAAAGCAGCAGAAGTTGTTGCAATAAGAGTATTTGTAGTCCCTATACTTGTTGCCAAAGCTGCAGATGTTGCTGCAAGAACTGTATTAACAGATGTAATTGCTGCCTTATTTACTGATGTTAAAACACTAACTGCAGCTACATCACTAGTACTTGGAATAGCACTTCCACCAATATAAATCTGTGTTGTAGCATAGACATTGGCTGCTGAAACAGCCCCAGAAAATTCTGCTGCTACACCAGAAACCTTTGTTGTAAAACTCCCTGTCCCTGCGACAAAATTAGTTGCGCTTAAACTTGTTGTAAATCCACCAACTACACCAGCTAAATTTGTTGAAACAGAGACTGTTCCAAAACTTTGATTAGTCTGTAACTGAATAACTCCTTCTTTAGTTATTCCTGCAGAAGGATCAGTTGCTACACCTGTTCCTGTCCCATAGGTAGTTGCTGCACCTACAGAAGTTAATGTACCAGTAATAGAAACAAATTCATTTATTGCAGAAACAGAAGCTGTTAATGCGACACCACCAATTTCAAAAGTTCCGTTTACATTCACAACAGCATTACTCAATTGAAGGGCAGAGTTTGTACCATCACCACTTTCAATTGTTCTTACTGTTGAATCAATACCATCATTAGTAGATACAGCTACTTTTAAAAGTTGCTTATATGTATTAGCTATTTGTTTTCCTGTTAAGTCAGTCATACTTGATTCCAATCCGTAGCTTCATTTTCCCATAAAGTTGTAGCAGCATCCCAAGTTATATTTCTTCCACCAGTATCTGGTCCTCTAGGATTTCTTATTGCTATATTATCTTTTACATTAGGAGATTTATTTAAAGGACTATTTTTTAAATCATAAGCACCTTCCCAATCTTCTGGACATACCAGCATCCCATAACTATTCATTCTCATAACTCTATGAGGATACTGAAATCCACAAATGTCACATATAGCTAATGCTCTTTTATTTGTAGCCATTAATACACATTAATCTTTGGTAATAAATACATGCTTGCTCTCTCTTTGTCTTCAACCATAGCTCTTGAAAGAAGCTCTTCATAATTTCCTTTTAACATTGCTATTCTTGTATCTGCAACCAGAGGACGTTTCATAGACATATAATAAGCTAAACCACAAGTTAAAGGAGGAAGAAATCTTTTTGGAAGATCAGCATTCTGACCTTCAGATTTATTTACATCTTGAAGTTCACTTATCTTTTCTATCTTTAAAACATCTGTAGAATTTTCTGGTATAGGCCAGATAAAGACTGTAGGTTTACTTTGATTACGTTTAATAGTATATTGACTAGCTCTGCCAGTTTGTCCCTTTTGAGGAATATGAAGATACTCTTCAAAAGAAATTCTTGTGGCAGCGATATCTACATTATCTCTATTTACAATAAGCTGAAGAGCATCTATTGCAGACTCATCCAGATCATAAGATGTAACACTAGCAGATACAGTAACTAGAGTAGTTTGTGTAGACCACAAAAGAATGCCTCTATTCTGCCAGTCTTTCAACATAAGATTAATTGATCTTCTGGCAGAAGCTGGCTCATGACCAAGAGTTTGTTCACCCCCAATCATTTCCATTGCTTCCTGTATAACTTCGTCTATATCCAGATCAAAATTATATGTTCCTGATAAAGCCATTAAATCTGTCCACCTTTTTTATAACCGTTCATTACTTTATTTCTTCCCACAAGACCACCTCCTGCAGCTTTTCTAAAACTAAGACTAGCAATTTTAGGCATAAATCCCTTTCCTTTGGTCAGTCCTTTTTCTGATTCTAAAAGAAGACCATACTCTTCTAATTCTCTAGGAGTAAGTTTAGATACATCAATAGGATTTGGTCGTACCTTACCCTTTTTAGATTGGGAAAGAAAACGATATTTTGTGGGATAGCCCATTAATGCTTTCCTGTTGCTCCCCATCCTCTTTTTGCAGCACCAACACCTATAGGACCACCCTTTTTAAATCCATAGGTTCCTCTTGGTTTTCTTGTAGCTTTAGCAACGTCTCTTCTACCTTTCATAGACATTTTCTTACCAGCTTCTTTACCTCTGGTCATGCCTAGCTGCTCATCTTTTCTTGCATCATAACCCTGTTGCATTTTACCGCCTCCGGCATATCTCCTGCGTTTAGCCTCAGACATAGTACCTGATCTTGATTCTTCTGCAGGAGACAGTCCTACACGACTCATTTTCTTTGGCATAATTTTCCCTCCCTTTTTAAAGTCTAGATGGTCTGGAATCCATCTTTCTTGAGTAAGACGAAATTTAGCTGCATTTAATACAGAAGGACTAGCCTCTTTTCCTTCCATCAGTTTAGCAGTCCTATCTAAAAACCTCATAGCTTTTTGTTCAGCTTCTTTTTTACCCACATCTTGCTTTTCCATAATATCATTAACAAGATAAGAGGGTGGTGTAGTAAACTTCTTAGTTGCCTTTCTTTTTCTTGGCTTTAGACGTTTAGCAACTCCTTTAGCTACTCGACTCAATATTGGCATAACTATGTTCTCCTTTTCATTGTAGCACCCCAACCACGCATAGCCTGTCCTACACCTCTTGGTTTAGAAGCTGATTTTCTTTTGGTCTTTTTAGATTTAATTGAACCGCCTTTTTTCTTTAAGGTCAACTTTCCGCTTTCTACTAATTCCATTAACTCTTTGACTTGAGGCTCAGTTACGCCTTCTTTGAAGCGATCACCCATCATATCATGAATATAACTTGCAGGAGGAGCATATTCTCCTGTTCCTTTTATTCCTTCAGGATATTTGCTACTTTTTGCCACAGACTTTGCCTGACCTGTCATTTTGAGCCTTCTTTTTTGAGCTTGAGACAGTCCTGTGGGAAGCTTTACTTTTGAAAGAGGTGGACCTTCTTCAACAGGATTATACATACGCTCACCAAATTCATCAAAATATTTGAGCTTTTCTGCTCCTGTAGCTTTATCGCCTACATATTCTTTTCTAAGACCCGGACTTGATCCCCTCGGAGGTACATAATTAGGATCAGTTTCTCTCATCTGTCTTTGTTGTTCTTTTAAGAAGTCTCGCCACCGTTTAGGAACTCCTTCAGTTCTAGTTCTTGTAGGCTTGGGTTTGACTGCAGCTTTCTTTCTATCAGCAAGAATCTTTGTAGCTTCTTTTCTATCTACACCTAGCTCGTCCATAATCTCTTTAACGGCAGCAGGAATTCTTCCTCTAGAAGTTCTTTTTCTTCCTCTTTTACCTTTCTTAGCTTTAGGTTTAGTTTCAACTTTAGCTTTAGGTTTAGCTTTAGCTTTAGGTTTAGGTTTAGCTTTGGGTTTGGTAGCTTTCTTAATTACTTCATCACTATCACCCATAATATCTTGACCCCATTTAAGAAGTCTTTTTCCTGCTTTTCCTGCTATTCCTGCTGGCATAATATTAATCCTTATAGGTTATTTCTTTACCGGGTTCATAGTCTACAACGACATCCTGCTCTGGTCCCTGAACTGCTGGTCCTTTTCTTGCAGCACCAAAACCTTGCCCCGTTGGATTACCTGTAACTTCTTTCATAGCTTTTTCATAAGCTGCGTAACCTTTTGCATCATATGAATAATGTTTTCCTTTAAATGTAGGCATTTAACTTCTCCCTCTTTTCATTTTTTTAAAAGTCATAGCAAGTCTAGCACGTTGTCCTAATTTACCCGGTTTTTTTGCAGCAGCCTTTAATGTAGCTGGAGGAATTGTTTTTCCTTTTTTAATACCTAAAGATTTTCTTAAAGCTCCGGGTTTCTTTATTGCTTTTTGTATCCACTTTTTATCTTTTGCCACTTTTCTATTTCCTTTCAGTTCTCTTGGAATATCACTTCTGCTAATTGCCATCAGGGAGAACCCTGTATAATTGGATCAGCAGAACCTGCAGGACTTGCAGCAACTGCCATATCGTCTTGCCTTGTTCTTCTGGCTTGATTTCTTAATCCATCAATAGCTGTTTTAAATTCTGCTTGCCAGATAGGAACTGTATCAAAACTTTTATTGAAAAGAGAAGCTTCAATCATGCAAGCATAGAAGAGCGCATCGTAACAAAAATCAGAAAAATAGTTGTTAGGAGCAGCAGATGTAAGGGTCGCAGGTCTGGAAACATGAAGCACCTCCCCATCATAAGTTGATGTCGGTGTAGGAGCTAAGTAAATAGCTGTATTATTTCTCATTGCATAATATTTTGGCTGTCCTACGGAAGCACTCACATAGGGCCAAAAATCATAAATAAATTCTTGTGTTCTTGGAAGTAAACTAATTCTACTGTTTGCAGTTCCTACAGGAGCAGAAACAGAAGCAGATACAAGAATGTTAAAGTTTCTTACAATCCTTGTTCCACTTGGTAAAGACACAAGAGGATTATTAGCTGAAACAGCTATTGAAGTAAATGTATTTAATCCGTAGTCATCCAGTTGTGTGACTAAACGATTTTCTGCCTTATTAATAAAATACTCTATGTGAGTAGTAAATTCTGTTCCATCATTTTCAGCAGTATTTTGAATATCTGTTACAAGTGTAGAATAAGAAGGCATATAGTTTACCCATAAAAAACGGTTAGAACGGCGGCACTTGAAGGTGCAGAAACTTTAATTACACCACTAGCTTTTGGTCCATAATCTCCTAAATAAATATCTGCTCCAGCTACAGCTTTAAACTTTGTAACAGCACCAACAGTATTAGAGGAAACACCTCCTGCTACATTAACTTGCTTCTCGCCAGTAATTAAATATGTTCCTGCTACATCAGCATACAAGGCATATATTCTTGTAAAAGAGTCATTGGTATTACTTGAATTTAAAGTAACTGAAGTTGTAATATCAACAAGCAGCCCACTTCCAGTTCCACCACCATCAACCATTGCGGTTTTAATATTCGATGACATATTTTATCCCTTTTAAAAATATAAGAAGGAGGGATTTCTCCCTCCCTCTTAATGGTTGAATTAACCAGTATTACCGAAGAAGCCTCTCCAGTCAGACCAACCAAAGCTATAACGCTCTCTGGCTTTGAAACGGAGATTTCCAGTATCAAAATCTGGCTCCATTTTAGTCTGTAGAGGTGCTCTAACAAACATCTTAGTACCGTTAGGAACATTAGTCTTAACGTACCAACCATCTGTATCGGTAAACCGCCGATTAATCTGAGAACCCTTTGGCAGCATTGACATGCTACGAACTGAGTTCACATCGTTCCACCCTGATGGTGCGGTTAGTGCAGAACTGCCGTCAATGGCAATACTACCTGCTGCCGGAACCAACTGGGAGTTTAGTAGTGAATTAGCTGTTGCCCAATAATCTGGTGGAATATGAAGTGAGACAGCAGACCCACCAACCAGAATACCACGATCATCTTTGATCTTCTGAATCGTCGTAAGTGCAGATTCAAGAGATGCATAAGCAAGATCAGCAGCACTCAAGGAGTTGGACTGATTGCCATCACTTATCGTTGGATGGGCAGCACTGAAAAGCGGAACCCCATCTCCACCATGATAAGCAGCAGTATCGGTAAAGCCGTTGTTGAAGATATCAGCAGCTTTAACCTCTTTCGTATTAGCCATCGCTCTTGCAAGACCTTTGGCACGAAGTTTGGCGAAGGTATCATACAGATTGTCCTCCATCGCCTCTTCCGTGACAGCAAAAGCAAGACTAATGGTTTCATTAGTATAACGGGCAGTATAACTTTCTGAAGCAGTATCATAAGTTACTGCAGCACCCTCTCCCTTAACAGGAGCAGTACCAAACCCAGTAAACAGAACCTCTTCTTCAAAGGCTCTATCTGAATTTTCAATTTCAAAAAGTGCTCTATGCTCGTTATCAACATCCCCGTATTCTAAACCAAACACGGCGTTCAAACCGGGGAGTAGTTCTTTAGCAATACTAGCTCTATTAATAGCCATAATCTAACTCCCCCTATGCTAGTGTTACGCTAGGTGCAAGCATCGCTTTGTGATGTGCAAGCCTAACTTCAAGTACTGGGAATGCTCTTTCTGTCGCAACAGTAATATCATTTCCCGGTTCGTCTTTCACAGCTACTGGATATACATCAATAGCTTGTGTTGCTAGTCTGGTCGCAGCTTTAATACCAAAACCTGACTGGCCGGTAACAGTTGATCCAGCACCAACAGTCAATCCAAAGAAAGACTGATTAATATCGCCAGCAGAAACAGAAGCATCTGCCTGAATATAATATGTTGCTGTCGGATCAGTATTTACCATAGCCGTGGCGTTAGTGGCAGAAGTGCCAGTAGGCCAATATTTACTCCATTTTGGTTGTCCATCCTGAACATAATGACACCCTTGGAATACACCTACAACAATAGGAGCATCACCAAGAGAAGTGCCACCAACAGTAACTGGTTCACAGTTACCTAAAGTAGCTTTAACTGTATCACCAGTAAAGATATTTTTTGCCAACCCTGATGCAATAGGAATCTCCTCAAAACCAGTGGAGTTAGCACCAGAGCCACGCATTCTTGCAGGTTGGAAACCACGGAGAGCTTTTGAAGTACTCATATATTTTCTCCTTTAAAATAAAGTTTCCCTAATAAACCCTCTAACTAGAAACTAATCCTGAAAATTAGGACTCCTTCCTCTTGTCACAGAGGATTTACTATTATTAGTTATAGGCATTCTGGAATCAGAGGAGTTCTCTAACTGTGAATTAACTGCAGTCATTAGATTGTCACTCTTATTCTGGAAATACCTCTGACGGGCAGCGATTTTTCCTTTAGGCATTTTTGCCAAGGCCAAGTCTCCACGACAGACCGTACCGCTATACCGCCCTTCCTCCAGCACGATAGAGGAATGTATCATCTCAGGAACTTCATCTGGAGCTACAAAAGTCCATCCTTCAGCCAACTTCTTTCCAATATTCTGATAGTCATCGTTTTCTCTCAGCTTAATTCGTAGCCAACGTAATCCCATATTCTGGTCATCGAAACGATTTTGAACACTATCAGGAATATCTAAAGCATCTGGCTCTTCGTAAGTCCATTCTGTTTCTTCTCTAGTTTCCAGTTCTCTTTGATTTGCACTTCGCGCATTTTGATTTCGTGTATCCATAGTGTTAACCTCCACGCTGTGTTTGAATAGTTGTATATTCCCCATCGGCTAAATCAGCCTTTCTTTTTTCTGCGGCATATACCTCAAGAGGAATATTCCATTTAGTAGCTAACCTCACATCTTCTTGTGATAGTTTAACTTTTTTACTGGAACTTGCAGGTTTGCGTGATGCTCCTGCAACCACTTGAGCAGGTTGTGTCGTAACCTGTTCCGAAACTTCTTCTTCTACCTCCTCATATCTATGAGGAAATTCCTTTTTTAATCTTCTGTCTATTTCTGTATAAAAATCATCGTCAGAAGTATTAAATCCCATCTGCTTTAATTCAGCATCTATAGCTAAAGCTGCTGCAGTTCTTACTGAGTCTTTACCAAACCATTCATTTTCTGCAGCCCAACTTTGAGCTTTTGGATCAGGAGCTTGAGGTGCAGCCCTCTTTTGTTCCTGTCTTTGTTCAATTGCTTTTTCATAATTAGAAAGAGCAACTTTTCTTTCACCTAAATTCTGTAAGTCAAGCTGTGCTTGGTTTAAAGCTTCCTGCGCCTTAAGAACTTTATCTGAATCTCCATCTTCATAAGCTTCTCTATAATTACTTCTTGCTAATTCAATCTTATCTGTAAGCTGTTGTTCAGAAACTTCTGTACTTACTTTTTGAGTATCAGTAAACTGTTTTTCTCTTGTTAAAATACTTCTTTGCAATTCTTCATTATCTTGCATTAGTTTCTGAATCTGCTCATCTCTAGATTTTCTCTGAGAAACTAACTGCCTAATTCTTTTTTGTGCTCCTTTTGTTTCTATCCCGTCAAGTTCTTCTGGCTCTTCTACAGTTTTTTCTTTAACTTCGACAGGTTTCGTTTCTTTTTTAGGAGCCATCTCTCCTTCAATTTCAAAATCTACTTTTTCTTCCGACACTTCTATATTATTCCACCCTTCTTGAGTATCACTCATTATTTTTCTCCCTTACGTTGCCACGAAAGCAATTCGATTTACGTTAGTGTTCATATTATACTATAAGTTATAGTGATCGCGCAACCCCCTGTTAATTAGATAAATTAAATGTTGGGTCTAAATATTTTGGATTTTGTACTTTCAGCAGAATTTGATCATCAAATAAGAGAATTAATTTAATTCCTTTATACTGCATCTTTACTCCTGCATTTTTACCGTAGCAAACATAGTCTCCTTTTTTACACCACGGTCCTTCAGGAAATTTATCTTTATCCATATAAGCTAACTTTCCTAAAGTTATAACTCGTCCTACTGTTGTAAGATAAGCCATGTCATCTTTTGTTGAATCGGGAAGAAGAACACCCCCCTTTGTTTTTGTTTTAACAGAAACGGGACGAACTAGAACATGATATCCCGGTATAGTTGGAAGAGGAGAAGGATCGGAAACTTCCTCCTCCTCCCCAGAAATCCACTTATCGTTTATAATTGCTTTGTTTAAAGCTAGTTGTTGCATATTTAATTTTCTCCTTTAATCGTCATCATTGTCTGAACGCATTCTTTTCTTAAGAATATCTCTCAGTGCTTCTCTTGACCATTCTATACCAGCACAGTATCCTACCATATGTTTATAAGTAGGAAAATCATCTGCACTTCCTGCAGCAACTGCTCTAACTATTGTTTCTAATTCTTTATTATATTTTTGGACGACCTCATCCCAAAGCTCCATGTTTATTCTGCTGCCTCCACAACAGGCTGATTCTGATAGAACTCAGGCCATCCAACCATGTTAAAGACATATCCTATTGCCATACCTACACCTATGGCAATTATAATTTTCCAATGCTTGGAGCAACAACTTATTATTCTTTCACTCCACGCTGTAATACTTGAAATTATGTTCATATATTACTCCTTGTCTGTTTCATTATACTCACCCTTTTCCCCTTCCATTCTGGTTGCCATTTCCGCAACCTTAATCAAAGTTTCTTGGGCTTGTTTATTTCCTTCTGCCTCGCCTCTTTCTGCTGTATCTATTAATTTTATTAAAGCTTTTAACTGTTCAATATTACTTTTTACTGCATCTCCTTTTGAGGCTTGAGACAACTTTGCCAATGTATCCATAACTTTTAGTTCCTGTTCCTGATTTAAATCAGCTTCCTTAACTGCAGCATTAAATAACATATCTACAGCTTTCATGGATTGTTTAGCAATTCTATCCCTTTCTTTTTCTTCTGACTTACTCTGCTGTTCTGCTCCCTTTTGAACAGCCTTTACAGCTATTTCAGATTCTTCAATATCTAACTTCCTATTTTCTAAAGCAGCTTCTGTTGCATCAGTTTGTAATTGTATCTGAAGTTTCTGCTGTTCCAAAGCTAGTCTGGCTTTTTCAATCTCTACCATCTGCTGTTCTGGAGACTGCTGTGGACCCATAGCCATATTTGCATTAAGAACCTGTTGTGCAGCCTGTGCCATAGCAAGTTCTGCTGTTTGAGGCATTGCTGCTTGATCAGGAGGTAACTGCTCAATCATCTTCCTTGCAACACCATTTACCTGTTCTTGGTATTTCATAATTGAATGTTCCTGAATATTAGATTCAAGAAGAGGTTTTATTCTTTGCATAATTGGAGACTTACCATGAGCAGGGTCTTGTAAGTATGCCATCTTTATCTGAATATGAGCATCATGATTCTGACCGGGGAAGGACGCAATTGGAACTCCCTTTGTTGCAGCCATAATATCTGAAATAGGATCAAGGGGTTTAGGCTCAATCTTTGGAGGAAGTATCTGATCCAGATTCGGCATATTCGCCGCTCCAAGGATTGTTCTATTTAAAGCTTCCAGATTGAACATACCGGGAGGAGACTGTTGAGATAACTGTAAAGCCATCTGAGCCAACATCATCCTGTGTGCATTAGAGGGAATATTGGGATCAGAAACGGGGATAATATCTACCCTTCCGTCAAAATCCCTTTTTAGAACGTGTCGGGATTGCCCCGGCACATTGAACGGATATTCATTTGGTAGGTAATCGTGATTGATTCTTCCCAATATCTTTAGCTCATCTCTCTGCGATTTGTGAAGTCTTTTATGTATAGCACTGAAAAACTTACTTGACGCTTCAAGCAAAGCCATTGTCGTTCCGACAGGACCATATGAGGAAGCATCTGATACCATTTTTTCTGTGTTATCAGCAAACTTCTGACCTGCCCCTGAAACAAAGCCAAGCATCTGGAACAGAGTCGAGGAAGGCTCTTTATATGGCAAAGTAATAATTGCTTTACTTAGGTCCATACCAGTTGCTTCAACTTCTTTAAATTCCCCCGGTGCTATTGGATCATTATCGCCTACAATTCTAACTCCTTTAGCCTTATATCCCCCCGGTAGGTTCGCAAACTGACCTGCATCAATGAGTGCTCTCATGGCTGCTGTCGCAGTCATTGTGAGATTACCAAGGAAGTGGATCAGTCCTAACCCGTAAAAACCGAATCCCGGTACGAATCTATAGTGTACAAAATGTAATATTTTTTGTCTCGTTTCGTCGTCGGGCTTGTAGTTTCTACGAATACTAAGTATTTTTCTTGATTGCTCTTCCAGAGTGACAATGTAGGGAAGAGCAATTCCATCATCGTATTCTGGATCATCTTCCAGTTCTAGATAACAATGCTGCTCCAATAAAGTATATTGAGGATCATCTGCTCCTGCAGGAGACACACCAAGGATTGTATCCATCTTGGTTGTCATTGCACTTAGCATTGGTATTCCTGCATCTGGAAGATCGACATCCATATACATACCTGAAGCTATTTCTCTAGCTAAATCATTTGGACTTCTATAAATAACATGAGTATACCTATCTGCTTTTCTTAAATCACTTGCATAATAAGAGACATAGAACTGGTCAATAGGAACAAACTCTGAAACTGGTCTGTCCAAAGAAGCGTCATAATAAATCTTTTTGAATGCTGAACCTATCAATGGCAGATGGAAAAGCATTCTTTCAAACTCATCAAAGTATTCTGGCATCTGCTCAGTAAGCTGGTAGTTCATAAACTGCTCTACCCTGTCAGCTTGCATTTCTTTTTCTGGAGAATAGTCTCCCATGATCTGAGCTTTAACTGGACCAGAAGGAGGAAATAATTCGTTGGATGCTTTTGACTGGAACTTAACAGCGTTCTCTACAAGCATTGGATGTACTGCTGTACATGCTCCCTCGAAAGGCTGTGAAGCTTCCTCAAGTTTTAATCCAAGAAGATCGAAGCCTCTTTCAAACATAGACTCCCATTCATTTCTTGAATCCTTATCTGCAGTAAACTTATCAAAAACTCCTGCAGATATGTCTTCTAAATCTGTATCATCTATGTTTTCAGCGAGATTTTCAAACCACTCTTCTACTGTGGGCTTTTGTTCAACCTCCAGACTGTCCTCAAAATTGACTACAACTCCCCCATCTGGGGATGCATCAATAGTAACTGCTTCTCCTATTTCAGCAGACACGCCACCTTGCCCCACAGGAAGGGTAATGATTTCTGCCTGTTGTCCTATTGTTTCATATGGATTTCGTTCAGTTGCCATTCTTATAAGTATCCTTAAATTTTGAAATGTCCCAAGTACTCGCCTTGCACCATTATAACACTAAAAATTCCAGTACGCAACCCTCTGTTGTCTACGGGGATTTTCGTCATCTTCCCAAGAGGGATCATCTGGGTGGCCTATACGCCAAGACTCTCTCATATAATGGACTGCCATTGTCAGGGCATCCACCTGATCATCATGCTTTGCATGGGGAAAGGTAATTAATTCTTCTACGAGTTCATCTGCCCATCTTTTATTCTTTGGTATCCAAACTCTTCCTGCTTCAAGTAAAGGACTTGCTGCATATACCCTTGCAACCTTATCCTTATCTGGTGTATATTCCAGAACTGGCAGACCTCCTCTTCTCATATCCTGTATAAGAGACTGTCCAGAGGCTTTCTTTTCTACAATACACACATCTGGCTTATACTCATCGTAGAGAAGCTGCGCCATTCTTCTTAGATCAGGGTATTCATAGCGTCCTCTCTGGTTTCCAAGCAGGATAAGATTACCTCCATAGTATTCTCTTCCCTTATCATCTTCTTCTGCTGTATCAAAAATACCCCATGTCTGTATGACACTGAAATCTGCAGTTGTTCTTGTACTGAACGCTGTATCATATGTCTGAATTATAAAATCACATTCAGGAGGATCGTCGTAATCCCATTCCTGTATCCACCTCTTCTTTATTACACCCCCTTCTTCAGGGGTTGGGTTCTGCATATATAAAGAGTTCCAGTATCTGGACCCATTACTTGCAATAATCTCTTCTTCATCTATTCTTAAAATTTCATCTGGCTTCCATTCAGGAAAATAGCTTGATCCTACAGGTAAATCCAGTAATTCAGAAGCTTCATCGTCTATCCATGCAGGAATCTTTACAACTTCCCAAGGATATGTTACTTCCATATCCATTATTTCCTGTTGTTTTAGCAACCATCCACAGAGATCATCATGATGATACCTTGTATTAATGATAACTATCGCACCATTAGGCATAATACGGGTTCTTAAGCCAGCAGGATACCATTCCTTGATATATCTCCTACCTGCTTCAGAGAAAGAGTCTTCTTCAGACATTGCATCGTCTAATATGGCTATATGTGCACCTCTACCAGCAATCTGGCTTCGCACACCTGCCGCATAGTACGTTCCATTGTGGTTTGTCTTCCACTTTCCTGCTGCTCTTACATCTGATCTTAGAGTAACTCCCTTGAATATGTCCTGAAACTTGTCCATTCCAACAATATCTCTTACTGATCTACCGAAATCAGAAGATAGTTGGTCACTATGAGAGATTGTAAGGATTTCGTGCTCTGGATTATTACCTATATACCAAGCAGGGAATAGCTTTGAGCAGATTACAGACTTTGAACTACGAGGAGGAAGAAAGACCATAAGCCTTTTTATCTTTCCTTCCTTAACTTTCTGTAATTTATCTGCTAAAACCCTGATGTGCTTCCCCATCTTCCAGTCAGAGACAAGAGTTGGAGCCATTAATCTGATAAAAGACAGGAAATCATCATTACATTTGGATGTAATCCTCTGATCCAGTAAGGAATACATCGCAAGAAGACCATCATACTTGCTTATTTCTGTGTTTTCTATGTTTTGTTCTGTCATATGTTATATATAGTTATTATAAAAGAAGGGAATATTAAAAGATAAATATAAAGTGTATATAATTTAAAGAGTTTGTCTTGTCTGTGTAGATTATAACATATCTATATAGACTACACAAGCCCCGGTTTGGAATTAATTACCCCAGATGAGAGTGACCCTTGTATTTTTTGTAAATTTTTGAGAGGTCTGTTTATATATATATGAGTGTGTGCGTGTTTGTGGGGGTGGGTACGCATAATGCGCGACGAAAAATCTCTGGATTTTCAAAGGAATTCCTTGGATTTTAAAACCCTTTAGGGTTTTATCTAGTCTATTTAGCTCTCCATAGAACGAACTCTACGAGTTCTATGGAGAG